GCGGGTAGAGCAGCGGACTCATAATCCGTCTTCCAGTCCGTCGCAAGTCTTTTGCCAACATTGATTTTTCAATCACTTACGGAAATATTGAGAAGCCCTGAGAAACGCAGATATGCGTAGGGTTGTCAAAGATTCCGCCAAAGTGAAACCTGCCGGAACGACCACTATAAGGACCGGCAAAAATGTTCCCGGCTGGAGGGTGTAACGTGCCCCAATACAGTTGCGTCCGCCAAAACAGAAGTGGTTTGGTTTGAGTTTTGTAATACAGAACTGTGGTAGAGTGAAGCGGAAGGCCAGAGGAACCGGGGCCGATACCGGTACCGCATTAGGGATGAATGCACCGTGAGACAGCAAAAGTGGATCTTGTACGAGACGATCATCGGCGCACGCGTTAAAGGTGCCCTGCGGATCGACGCGCCGTTCCTGACGTTCGCCGACGTACTTCAATGTACGCGCGAGATCGTGACACCCATCTCTGGCGACCACGGCGCCATCTCTCCTAACACGGTCCAGGGCTGGATGAAGTCGCGCATCGAGGTGCAAGCCGGCCGGCCCACGCGAAACCGATTGTACAGCGGGCTCGATTTAATTCGTATTGCCAGCCTTTACTACCTTTCGCGCACGTCCGCCGTGGACATCAAGATCGCGGTGGCGATGGTGGACCACGCTGTCGGCGAATTGACGCGCGACGCCGAGCGCTTCATTGCGGTCGATGATCTGCTGGAGTTCCGTCCCGGCGACTACATCGTGGCGCGGCCCGACAAAACACCACGGAAGTTCACCGTTGCCGTAGGTATTCCTGACGCGAATTATTTTCATAAGCTTCTGAGCGTGCAGGGCTACGCGGCCGTCTTCAATTTTGGCCTGCTGGTGCGCTTCGCGCTTCCGATCCTGGAAATGAAGTGGGACGAAAAAGCGAGGTGGCTCCTGGGCGAAATCGACCGCCAGATCGCCAAGAAGGAGAGGAAACGTTGATGCGCTTCCAAGACTGGCGGGAACTGGTCAGCATCATCGGTTCGCAGGCGGAAGCGGTCATGTTGTGCGACACGTGCGGCGCGCCGCAGGGCGAGTTGTCACCCACGGCGGCGGCCGAGTTGGTGGCGCGCACTCCCGCCGCAGGGTGGTCCGGCACAGGACACCGCCGGCGCGTCCGGTACATCCAGCCTGCACGCGGTATCGCGGGCCTCGCATCCTGGCGCGGTGGATCACACACGACTGTCAAGGTGCCGGCGCGTAACGCCGCCGGCGATGCTATCTCCGAGCCGCGCCACGAACACAGACTTCTTCGATTTTTTTGACAAACAGCAATGGGAACCGTCCACACTACCCGCTACGCGAAAGCGGGCGCCGGAGGTGCGCCTCCACTCCCGCCCGAGATCGATTTTCGCGCGTGGAATAAGGACGAGCATGTCGTGGCGCGCGTGTGCGGCATCTCCGTGCAGACCGTCCGACGGTGGCGTGCGGCCAACTACGGGCCAAGGTGGAAAAAGCTCGGGGCGGCCGTGCGGTATTCATTGGCAGGCGTGTTCGAGTGGCTGGAGTCGCAACCGGGAGGAGGAGCCCGATGAAGGTCCGAAGGCGCGATGTACCGTTACCGGCAGCGGGAGAACCGTTCGAAGTTCTCGCTGTAGCGAATCCTCCGTTCGACGCGGATCACGTCGAGCGGGTTCTGTACGCCTTGGCGCATGACCCGTTTCCGCTGCCGACGCGGCAGCAAATAAGCGCGGCCTTGGAGCGGATCGCCGAAGCCGAAGAGTCGGAGCGGCGCGGCCAACCGCAAGGCTACGGTGGCCTTGCCGGCTGGCTGCGTTTCTTGGCGAGCCTGCCAATGGAGTACGACGACGCCACGCTGCACGACCGCCGGATCGCAGGGGTCATCCGCCGAGCGGTTGACCACGTGGCGCGCAACAGGGCGACGAAAGAATGCCGGGCGGCCTGTAGGCGGCACAGCGCACCGCATAGCGACCGCGACTTGACAGCTGCGTTGAGCCGAATTGTCGAAATCGCCGAAAGGAGGCGCGATGCTGGAAGATATTGACCGCGCGATCACTGAAGCCGAAGTAAATCGAGATATTCAGCAGTTGCCACAAGACTCTGATCGCGCTCAGTGGATCAGGCTCTTTGGCAGGTTGTTTTCCGCGCCAATAACGGCGGTTAGAAAACTCGGCAAAGTCCGCGGCGTTTACGAGTTCATGCTCAAGGATGGCTCGACAATTGAGCTTGGTACGGCCGGCCAGATCCGAAGGCAAAACGCCGTCATTGATGCGGTATTTGATGCCACGGCCAAGATTCCGCCGACCCTGAAGCCGCGCGAGTGGGCCAAAGTCGCGGAGGCGATAGTCCGCTCTGCTGCGATCGAAGATCTTGGGTCGAGCGCCGAAGATGAAATGCAAGCCTGGCTCTCCGTCATTGCGCGGCGCGTGTCCGTTTTGGAACTGGATACGCAATCCCCTGCCGAAATGGGAAAAATCCTAAGCGGAGATTTGAGTCCGATGTACCGACACTCCGATGGTGCGCTGCTTGTCCACGCGCCGAGCTTGCTTGCGGCGATCCTTCTTCACTGCAACCAGCGGATCACGCTGCAAGATGCCACGCGGCGCCTGCGCCGGTTGGGGTTCCGCGCCGTCCAGGTGGCCGTGAGAGTCGGCAATGCCACGCCACACCAGCGCTTCTGGCGGGCGCCGGGCGGTTTCGAGTTGTAGCCACGGTGTTCCCTCTCTATATAGGCAATTTTCAAACAAAAAACACCTGGGAACACGGGAACACGGGAACACCCTTTTTGTATACATATACTTGCAGACCGCAGTGGTGGGAACAACTGTGGGAACAGGCGGGAACAACCCGGCAATGTTCCCGCGTTCCCACGTGGTTTTCGAAGAGGCGGCGGAATGCCGGGAACAGTGGGAACAACGACCGGGCGAGAGAGGGATTTGCGATGCACAGACCGATTGACGAACTACAGGCCGACGTGACTGCTGCGCGGAAGGCGTATCGCGAGGCGTACAAGCGGCTGAGGCACGATCACAGCGAGCCGTGCAGTCCGGAGCGCAACGCAACGGTGCACGCCTGGATTGAAGCGCACAGGCGAAAGGTCGAGGCCATCAACGCTTTCAACCGGGCTGCCTACGCGCTCAACCCCGGAGGGTCGCGAAGTCTCCTCGTGCTGCGACAGATAGAGCGCGAGAGGGGCCAAAGTTCGCGTCCAGGACGCGCTGTGTGCGCCCAGGGCGAGCCGAAGTAGTTCACACGCGCCCTGCGCGCCTGCGGCGCAACACGCGCCACGTGGCGCGCACGGGCGGCCGTTCCTGTGGGATACCCGGGCCGGCCAAAGGATTTCTTGGCGCGGCCGGCGGCGGGTAGGCGCATGGCACTAATTCGCTAGCGATAGACCCAAAATTCTAGGGGGAATAGGGCATTTCATGAACATCAGGTCATTTTTCAACCGCCTCCTGAGGCGGACGGACGAGGTGCGCCCATCGTGGCCGCTGTGGGACGCGGCCGGCGGCGGGTCGCGCCTAGCGAACTGGGCGGCGCCGTCTACGGCCTTCGCGAGCACGATTCCGGCGCCCATGGTGCGTGAGCGGGCGCGTGACGCCTACCGCAACAACCCCTGGGCGCGGCGCGCGGTAGACGCGCTGGCTGTGGGCGCCGTGGGAGCCGGAATCAAGCCCCAGGCGCGCGCCGATGGCGACCTGAAGCGCCGTCTACAGCAAGAGTGGCTGCTGTGGACCGACGCGGCGGACTTCGCCGGCCGGTTTGACTTCTACGGGCTTCAGCAGGCTGCGCTGCGGACGATGCTGGTTGACGGCGAGGCCATTATCCGGCTGCTGGTCGAGCCGGGGCAGCGCATCCCGCTCCAGCTTCAGTTGCTCACTGGCGATTACCTGGATTCGTCCCGCGTGGACGCGAACACGCTCAACGGCATCGAATACGACGCGGCCGGCCGCCGCGTGGCCTACTGGCTCTACACCAAGCACCCGGCAGACACGCCGAACATGCAGAGCGTCCGGGTCCCGGCCGAGCAGGTGGTCCACCTGTACGCGCCGGTTCAACCGGGTGTGGAGCGGGGCGTCTCGTGGCTGGCGCCGGCGCTGGTGCCGTTGCGCGAGCTTCAGGAGTTCGTGGAAGCGGCTTTGGTGCGCCAGAAGATTGCGAGCTTGTTCTGCGGCTACGGCCAGACGGCGGACGGATCGAACCCGCTGAACCAGACGAACGCAGTCCCCACGCTGGAACCTGGCTCGATGGTAAGGCTGCAACCCGGCGAGGCGGTGGAGTTCAGCGAACCGCCCGACGTCGGGCAGACCTACGAGCCGTTCGTCCGCCAGCACCTGCGGGCCATCGCGAGCGCGCTGAACGTGCCCTACGAGATCTTGAGCGGCGACGTGTCGCAGGTGACGTTCGCGAGTGGCCGCCACGCGCTGTTGGAGTACCGCCGGCAATTGGAGAGCATTCAGCACCACATTGTGGTCTTCCAGCTTTGCCGCCCCGTGTGGGAAGCCTGGACGCGCCTGGCGGTGGCTGCCGGAGTTCTGCCCGAGGGCGACTACGGGGACGTGCGCTGGATCGCGCCGCAGCTTTCGATGCTCGACCAGCGCATGGAGGTGCAGTCCGTGATCCAGCAGATTCGCGCCGGCCTTATCTCGCGTTCGGAGGCGGTGTCGGCATCCGGGTGGGACGCCGAGCAAATCGACGCCGAAATCGCGCAAGACAATGCGCGGGCTGACCGGCTGGGCAACGTGTACGACTCCGACCCGCGGCACACGACGCTGCAAGGGCAAGAGCAGCAAGCGGCCGAGCAGGAGGGGCAGCGATGATCCATCGACTTCCCCATATTCCGCCCGCGTTCGCAAGCGGCAAGTGGCAAGGCGTTTCGCCGCGCGAGTTGGAGTTCGGCGATCTGTGCTACGTGTCGCGCCGCAGCCAGAACGCGGTAGATCGCGAGATCGCGCGGCAAGAGATTTTCCGCCGCCTTCGGGCGGCCAAACAGAGGAGGTTTAATGACCGAAACGATTCACGTAAGAACGGCCGCGTTTGAGCCGAGTACCTACGACCCGGAGAACCGCACCGTGCAGGTGGTGTTTTCGACGGGCGCGGACGTCGAGCGCAGCGACTTCGAGGGGCCGTATATCGAGCGTCTTTCGATGGACCCGGCGGCTGTGAACCTGTCGCAGTTGATCGGCGGGCCGGTGCTCGACAACCACGACCGGTTCAGCAGCGTGCGGGCGGTCCTGGGCGTCGTCACGGACGCCAGCGTGGACGGCAAGCGCGGCGTGGCGACGGTGCAGTTCAGCGAGCGCCCCGAGGTGCAGGGCGTCGCACGCGACGTGCAGCAGGGCATCATTCGTTCGGTCAGCGCGGGCTACACAGTGCAGACCTGGCAGACCGAGAAGCGCGCCGATGGGACGCGCATCAAGACGGCGACCCGATGGACGCCCAAAGAAATCAGTTTTACGCCGCGCGCGGCGGACGCGGGGGCGAGAGTACGAAGCGAGGTGAACATGAACGAACACGAACGAATCCGCGCGCTCGCGGAGAGCTTGAACATCGCCGCGAGCTTTGCGGAAGACCTGATCCAGCGCAACGTGCCTCTGGAAGAGGCGCGGCGCGCACTCATCACCGAGGCGGCGAAGAATACGCCTGCCATCGACAACCGGCAACCGGCGGTAGTGACTCGCGACGCGGGCGACAATCTCGTCGCGCGCCTGGCGGACGGGCTGTACAGCCGGATGAACCCGGCGCACAAACCCGAGGCCGGCCGCGAGTTCGCCTACGCGCGAATCTCCGATATCGCGCGGCGCTGCCTTGAGCACCGTGGTCTGTCCACCTTGGGCAGCCCGGCTGAACTGGTGATCCGCGCCATGCACACCGCCAGCGACTTCAGCGCGGTCCTGGCCGAGGTCTACAACAAATCGCTGCTCCAGTTGCGCTCCACGCCGAGCGCGATTCAGCAGTTGTTCCGCCGCGCGACCGTGGCGGACTTCCGGGCGCGGCACGTCATGGAGATCAGCGACGGGCCGGCGCTGGCCGAAGTCGGTGAGAACGGCGAGGTGACCTTCGGCAGCATCACCGACAAGGAACTGGCGTCCTACGTGGTCAAGAGCTATGCCCGCGGCTTCGCCATCAGCTTCAAGGCTTTGGTGAATGACGACCTGCAAGCGTTGAACGACGTCTCCGCGAAGATGACCCGCGGCGCTCGCGCGTGGTTTGCCGGTTTCCTGGCGAACGTCATCATGTCGAACCCGGCGCTGGCCGACGGCAAGGCGGTGTTCCACGCCGACCACAACAACCTGGCCGCTTCGGGCGCCGCGCCAAGCGATACGACCATCGGCGCTGGGAAGCTGGCGATGCGGCTTCAGACCGACGCGAGCGGAAACCCGATTGACGCGCCGCCGCGGTACATCGTGATTCCGGCCGCGTTGGAGGGCACGGTTGACAAGCTGTTGGCCACGCTTTATCCGACCAGCAGCAGCGAAGCCGAGACTTCCGCGCGCGGTTTGATCCCGGTGGTGATCCCGCAGTTCGACCAGGCGGGTGAGGATGCCGCGTGGTACTTGTTCGCCTCACCCGCGGACGCGCCGGCGTTCGAGTACAGCGAGCTTTCCGGCTACGAGGGCCCGCGCGTGGAATCGCGGCAGGGATTCGACACGCTGGGCACTGAGGTGCGGGTGGTCTGGCACGTCGGGGCCGGGGCCATCGACCATCGCGGCGCCTACAAGAATCCGGGAGCGTAGTCATGACCCTGGCAGAGCTTCAGGCGAAGCGGGAAGAAATTCTCGCAGAGATGGGTGCGCCGGATGTGCAGTTCGAGGCGAGGGGCGTCAAGCGGCGCCCCCAGCCTGAGCTTGACGCGGCGCTCGCCCGAGTGGACGCGGAGATTGCGAAGCTGCAATCTCCGCAGGACAGGCTTTTCACGATTCAAACGAAACGAGGACTTTGAGCATGACGAACTACATTCAACCCGGAAACAACATCACCGTGCCCGCGCCTGTGGGCGGGGTCACGTCGGGCCAGTTGGTCGTGATTGGCGCGCTGATCGGCGTAGCTTCCACGACGCAGGCGGCGGGCGCAAACGTGGAGATCGCCACGAGTGGCGTGTTTGATCTGCCCGCGAAACCGACGGACGAGGGCGCCGTGGGCGACCTGCTGTACTGGGACGCGGCGAACAGCTACTTGACCAAGACCGCCGGCACGGGCAGCAAACCGCTGGTGGGTGTCGCGGTGAGCGCGAAGGCGGCCGCAGTGACCATCGTCCGGTGCAAGCTGGGCGTTCATGGCATCACTGGACCGGCGGCGTGACAGGCTTCCGGCCTGAAGCCGGAGGATGGGACTTCGAAGCTGGGGCGGCGGCGCATTTTTTCGGAATTTCCGATGATGCGCGAACCGCCCCGATTTTTCGAACCCGGCTTTCAGGCATCAGGTTCGCCGCGGGCTTTTCTCCTCCCCCGCGGCGCGGGGGCCGGGGTTCTGCTCCTTACCCGGCGAGCCGCCTCCCGCGTGTTCTGTGGCACGTCACGGCGGCTGATGGGGGGCGCCAGCGTCCCTCCTGGCTGACGCCCCCGCTTTCGAGGTGTGACATGGACTTAACTCCGATCAACCGGCACTGCATTTCGGCCTTCGGACAGCCGGTGACCTACAAGCCCGCGACGGGTCAATCGTTCGAGACCACAGCGATTGTGGAGCGGGCGACCGATGAGCAGCGCCGCGCCACTGGCGTCTACGCGCGACTGTTCGTGAATCTGGCGGACTTGGCAGTTCCGCCCGCGGCCGGCGACGAAGTGATAATCGCGAGCGCGACCTACAAAGTGTTCCAAGTCATGACGGACCCGGCGGGGGGCGCGTGGCTCAGCCTACGGGAGGACGTCTGATGCCCAAGCTGTCGAAAGCCGATCAGGCGGCCAAGGTCAGCGCGACCGAGGCGCGGCGCCGCAAGGAAGTGGCGCTGGCCGAGCTGCGGGAGATGGAAGCGGCCCAGCGCCGCGGCGAGCTACTCGCGGCCGGCGAGGTGCGCAAGCGGTGGGCCGCGGGGCTGGCTGCGCTCAGAGACCGGCTGCTTTCGCTGCCAGACCGCCTGGGAGCGACTCTAGCGGGCCGGGATGAGGCAGAGGTGCGGGCCGTGCTCCGCACCGCGCTGGAAGAGGCGCTGAGAGGCATTCATGCCGACGGTTGAAGAGGTCTGGCGCCAGGCGCTTGAAGCCCTGTTGCCGCCGCCGAGTCTGACCGTGAGCCAGTGGGCCGACGCGAACCGCGTCCTGGACAACACGAGCCCGGAGCCCGGGCCGTGGCGCACGGATCGGACGCCGTACCTGCGCGAGATCATGGATTCGCTCTCGCCGAGCGTACCGTGCGAGCGCGTGGTCTTCGTGAAGGCGGCGCAGATCGGCGGCACGGAAGTCCTGCTGAACACCTGCGGCTATTTGATGCACCACGCGCCGGCGCCGACGTTGCTGGTGCAGCCGTCCGTGGAGATGGCGAAGCGCTTCTCGAAGCAACGCCTGGATTCGTTGATCGAGAGCACGCCGGTGCTGCGTGGGCGCGTGAAAGACCCGCGGTCGCGCGATAGCGGTAACACGATCCTGATGAAGGAATTCGCCGGCGGCGTGCTGATTCTGACCGGCGCCAATTCGGCCGTGGGATTGCGGAGCCTGCCGGCGAAGTATGTGCTCGCAGACGAGTTGGACGGCTGGCCGGCCGACGCGGATCAGGAGGGTGATCCGTTCCAGTTGGCGGTGAAGCGCACCGTGGCGTTCGGCACGCAGCGGAAGATCCTGGCCGTCAGCACGCCGACATTGGAGGGGTTGAGCCGGATCGAGGCGCTGTACAAGGCGAGCGATCAGCGGCGGTATTTCGTTCCCTGCCCGCGCTGCGGCCATTACCAGGTGCTGGTGTGGGAGCGCGTGGTGTGGGAGAAGGATCAACCGGAGACGGCGAAGTATCGCTGTGAGGCGTGCGAGACGCTGATCGAGAACTGGCAGAAGACCGAAATGCTGGCCCGCGGCGAGTGGCGCGCGACGGCGGCCGGCGATGGCAAGACTCGCGGGTATCACATCAGCGCGCTGTACGCGCCTGTGGGGTGGCCGTCCTGGGGTGACTTGGCGATGGAATTCGTCGAGGCGAACAAGAGCAGAGAGACGCTGCAAGTGTTCGTGAATACGGTGTGGGGCGAGTGCTGGAAGGATGAATCTGCGCTGCCATTGGATGCTGATGCGCTGTACGCGCGGCGCGAGCCGTTTGGCGCGGAAGTGCCCATGGGCGCGTGCCTGTTGACTGTCGGCGCCGATGTGCAGGCAGACCGCATCGAGGTTGAGGTAGTCGGTTGGGGTGATGGCGAGGAGTCCTGGTCGGTCGGCTACCACGTCTTGTACGGTGACACGGGGCAACCCGAGGTGTGGTCCGAACTGGACCGCCTGCTGCTGCAGCAGTGGCGGCACGAAAGCGGCCTGTTGCTGCCGGTGAGCGCGGCATGCGTGGACGCCGGCTACGAGACGGAGACGGTTCTTGACTTCTGCCGGACGCGCCGGGGACGTCGAATCTGGCCCGTGAAGGGGCAGGCCGGATTCGGGAAGCCCGTTTGGCCGCGGCGCGCGACCACGGGCGGGAAGAACCGCGGCGAGCTGTACCTGATCGGTAGCGACGTGGCGAAGGAAAAGGTCTACTCGCGGCTGCGCGTCGAACGTCCTGGGCCGGGATACTGCCATTTCCCCCTGGACCGTGGGCGCGACTGGTTCGAAATGCTCACGTCAGAGCGCATTGTGGTTGAGCGTGGCGAGCGGAAGTTCGCCAAGCCCGCGGGCGTCCGCAACGAAGCGCTGGACTGCCGGGCGTATGCCACAGCGGCGCTGCATTCGCTCTATATGAGCGGGTTCAAGTTGGACGAGCATGCCCGGGCATTCGGCGAGCAGGCGCGCGGCGCTGTGCCTGCGGCGGCCGCGACACCGTACCAGGTGTACCGCTCGCGGTTCGTTTCTGGCCGGTGAAGATGGTATAACGAGCGGTTATGGCGCACATGCAAAAACTGTTCGTTTGGAATACGCGCATCGGGCCGTTCTACATCGCCAAGATTGGAGAACGGTTCCACCCCGTTTACAACGATGAATCGCTGGGCAGTTATGCGCGTCCGGAGCAAGCGGCCGAAGACTTAGCTGGCGGACACACGTTTTCGATGTTCAGCGGGATCGATACCGCGGATCTTGGAATTCCCGCGGATTTGAGCGAGTGGCAACGAGTCCGTTGACAGAAAGGAGATCTGTTCGTGGCCGTTTACCGTTCGCCCTACACCGACCCGAAAACGGGCAAGACGCGAAAGTCCCGCATCTGGTGGTACTCCTTCGTGTTCAACGGCCAGCGCATCAGGGAAAGCACGAAAGTTACGAACAAGCGAACCGCCGAACAGATCGAAGCGGCGCGGAAAACCGAGCTTGCCAGAGGAGAAGTCGGGATCAAAGACCGGCCGCCAGCACCCACGCTAAAGGAATTCGAGGCGCGCTTCACGGCCGAGATTGAGACGGCTTGCGCCGAGCACCCCGAGACGGTTTCGTTCTACAAGGAGAAATACCGCAGGCTGCTGGAGTACGCTCCACTGGCGAATGCGCGGCTGGACGCGATTGATGAGGAGATGATCGACGCCTACAAGCAGACTCGTCGGCGTCAGTTGTCCCGCTACGGCAGAGTACTCTCCCCCGGATCTGTGAACCGGGAACTGGCCACGCTGAGCCGGGCGCTGCGGCTGGCGAAGAAGTGGAACCTCATCCCGGCGGTTCCCACAATCGGCCGGCTGGACGGCGAGCGCACCCGGGAATTCGTGCTTGCGGACGAACTGGAAGAGACCTACTTGGCCGCCGCCCCTCAGCCGTTACGCGATGCGGCGCTCCTGATGCTCGATACAGGCATGCGCGTGGGCGAGGCCGCAACGCTCCAGTGGACGGATGTGCATTTGGAGCCAGCTATCGGCGCTAGGCACGGCTACGTCCGCATCCGCAAAGGGAAGTCGAAGAACGCCAAGCGCACGCTGAGCCTGACGCCGCGCGTGGCGGAAATGCTGGCGGCGCGGAAGGCGGCTTCCAAGTCCGAGTGGGTGTTTCCGGGCGATTCGACCGGCGCGCCGATCCTGGTGACATCCCTGGACCACCAGCATGACGACGTGCGTGAGATACTGAATCTGTCGGGCGATTTTGTGATTCACTCCCTGCGCCATACGATGTTGACTCGCCTCGGGGAGGCGGGCGCGGACGCTTTTGCGATCATGCGGATTGCCGGCCACAGCAGCGTTACGGTTTCTCAGCGGTACGTGCATCCCTCGCCGGACTCGCTGGAGCGGGCCTTCGAGCGACTGGAGGCGCGCAACGCTTCGAAGCGCGAAAACAGGGAAAAGGTTGTCAAAGATTTCGCCAAAGTGGAGGTTTTGACGGCGCCGCAAAATCGACGTAAGATAGTGAAATAGAAAGACTTGGGCCCTTAGCTCAGCGGTTAGAGCAGCGGACTCATAATCCGTTGGTCGCTGGTTCGAATCCAGCAGGGCCCACCACCACAGAAAACGCGACGTTTGAGGCGTTCCACGGTCAACTTGGCGGAGTCGGCGCCAGCCATGACAGTCATGACCCCAGCCAGCACCGGGTCGGTCAGCGCCAGGTCCGCCGCAACAGCCACGCTCCCGGC